GGAGTATTAGCTACAACAACGCAGGAGAGAACTAATGTTACAGGAATTAATGGCAAAGATTTTACAGATAGTATCTCGTATACAGGGATTGGTTCTAACATTGGAAATCTTTTTATTAGTGGGTCTGATGCTAATAGTCCTGCTAATCTTGGTGGCCCTAACGTAGATAATATCTCGGTTACCATGACCTATGATGATGAGGTTTTATCAGCAATACAAACATCACACATATCGACTACATTTCAAGAAATAGAAGAAGTATTATCTACAGAAATAGAAACAATAGAATTTATACCATTAGAAGAGATAGTCTTTGAAGTTTTTGAAGAACCTGAAATGATGGTACAATTATTTGAAGAAATATATTTTGAGGAAATAGCAACAGAAGAAATAAATACAGGAATTATTAATGTATTTTTTGAACCTGTAGAAACAATAGAATTAACAGAACTCCCAGCTATTGAGAGTTTTGAAGAAATACCTATGGAGGTAGCTTATGAAGAACCAACGACCATCGAAGCGTTCTCAGCAGAAGTCCAAGGCTTTGAAGAAAGAATTGAAACAACAGAAAGTTTTAACAACACGCCAACAGGCGAAGTTATCCAAGAGTTCTTTGAAGAAGAACGGCAGACCCTCATCGAAACCCCTAACTCTAGCAGAATCTCTCAGCGAGAAACTGTACTTGAAGAAGTTGGAGGAGGAGAAGAAACTAGCACAATCGTACAAGCTGAAGCAGGAACTGGAAATGCAACAGCACCAAGAGAAAATGAAGAAAGAGTTACTCCAGAGCCTAGAGAGGAAAGCACAGTCGCAGAAACTACATCTGAAACTATGGAACAAAATGAAACTAATACTACTGAACCTGAAAGAGAAACTACAGTTGTATCTGAAGAAGTAAATGAGGTTAACGGAGAAGGAGAAACAACAGATAGTAGATCAGGAGATGAAGGAGTTGAAACAGTTGCTGAAAGAGAAGAAACCCTCGAAGGCCGAGATAGCGAGGTGGAAGAAGGCAGGGATCAAGGAAACACTAGAGTCAATACTCAAACTATTTCAATAGAATCTATAGAAAAAAAAGTTAATGAAACCCTCAAACGAGTAGATCAAAGACTTATTGCGACTTCTCTTATCGTTGCAAAAGCTATGGAAAGTAATATTTCTCTAGACAATTATGGTCAAACCAACAATAATATATTTAATAATCAATTAGTTATTGATGGAGGTAATTATTATGACCAAAGAGAATATGTTGATTTGCGAGATATATATGCTGAGAATCAAATTGCATATACTGACCCTATGGCAACAAGTCAAAAGATTCTTCAAGAATCTATAGATAACAGAATACGAGCAGAAGAACATCTAAGGAGGATTCGTGGATATTAAAGTAATAACAGGAGCTGTTGGTCTAGTCATAACTCTAGGTGGATTATTTGTTTATCAAGGACAGTTAATCCAAAGAGTAGAAGTATTAGAAGCTAGACAGTCAGTAGATATTAAACCTTTGACAGCAGACATTGCCATTAACAAAGCAGAAATAGCAGTATTAAATGCTAAAGTTAATGAAATGAAGGCAAGATCAGATAATCCCCTATCACAATGATACAAGAAGCACTTCTATTGGCTTTGCTAATAGGGGTTGTAATTGTTGTAAAGCCTGAATTTTTTAATTGGTTTTTTTATAAAATAAAAACCAAATATTTAAAGCCTGAAGTTAGCATCTTCGAGCTTTTAACTATAGTGTTAATTATTTTAATCTGCATAAAATTATTAGCCTGGAGTTAGTCATGAGTATGAACATTCCTTTTACACAACGTGAAATGAAAATCATAAAAGCTATCAAATCTATTGATAATCAAGCAAAATTTAGAATCAAAGGAAAGCTTGAAACTAGACAAGACTATCTATATGGTGGTATAACATGGGATAATGAATATATTCCTATACCATGGGAACATATACTTGAAAAGATAGATGAAGAAAAAGAAGATAGACAATATTAATTACCCTGTTCATTACACAAAGGGTATTGAAACAACCGAGTATATTTGTTCTTGGGATATGGATTATGTTCGTGGAAACATAATTAAGTATGTTACTCGTTTTCCATATAAAGGTACTCCTGTGCAAGATTTAGAGAAAGCCAAATGGTATCTCGAATATCTTATAAAACAAACAAAGGAATAAGTTTATGGCACTACATAATAATGGTGGTAATTTTACCAATGTAGGAGTAGTTCAATTAGATGATGAAGGCAATATGTTAAGTTGTCCTCATTGTGGATCTACACATATTATAAAAAGAGGTAAAGATACAGACATTATCGGTAAACCACAAAGATATCAATGTAGAGATTGTGGTAAAAAAACAAATAAACCTAAAGTAACTAAAAGATTTATACTTGAAAATGAATTTACTAATGAAGAAATATCGACAGAAGATTTAGTTAAACAAAGAGTTGATACTTTTAATCGTAAAGAAAAAAGAGAAAGAAACGAAGAATTTTTAAACATAAGAATTAAAGATGCTAAACCCATTGGACTTTATATTATGGGCGACCCTCACATTGATGATGATGGTTGCGATATGCCTAGTGTTATTAAACATTTAGATATTACTAATAAAACTGATGGTATGTATGCTTGTAATGTAGGCGATTTACAAAACAACTGGGCGAGAAGAACTAAACTTGCAGGTCTTTGGGCAGAACAAAGCACATCAGCAGAACAAGCATGGCAGCTAACCGAATGGTTAGTCAATTATACTAACTGGTTATTTATAGTAGCTGGTAATCATGATATGTGGAGTGGAGATGGCGATCCTTTAAAATGGATTACAAGGCCTTTAAAAACTACATATGCACCTCATAATATAAGAGTTAAACTTAAACTACCTAAACATAATATAAGAGTAAATTGTTCTCATAACTTTAGAGGTAATTCAATCTATAACACGGCACATGGTATTGTTAGACACGCAATATTCAATTCAAGAGATCATATTCTTATGGCAGGTCATACTCATGTTAGTGGTTATATGCCTGTTAAAGATGCAAACTCAAATATAACAATGCACTGCGTTCAAGTTGGCTCGTATAAAAAATATGACAACTATGCTAAGATGTTAAACTTACCTAATAAAATGATGTCGCCTTGTGCAGTTGCAGTATTTAATACAAGATTACCTGACACGCACCCTGATTTTGTTAAAATATTTTGGGAGGTTGAGGAAGGAGCAGAATATTTAACATTTCTTAGGAAACTAAAATGAAAGCCAAACTTGTTTTATTACATTGGAAAGATGCTGTAACCCCTACACAAGGGTGGACAGATATCAATGAATTACAAACAGAATTAGCTGAATGTGTTTCTGTTGGATTTGTTGTAGAAGAAAACGATCAAACAATTACGATTGTATCTCACGTTACAGGAGATAATGAGGGAACTGATATTGATGGATCATTAGTATTAGATAAATCATGGATAATTGAAAGACAAAATTTAATAATTTCTTATGTGCCTGATAAAAACATAGGAGAAATAGTAGGAAAATGGTTACAAAAACGAAACGAAGCCAATTCAATCTAACAAAGAGGAGATTATGCCAAAAAAAATAGATAAAGAAAAAGAACAAGCATTTATAGATGCTTTTTGCGAGGGAGATACTGCTGGTAATGCAACCCAGTCTGCCATTAAAGCTGGGTGGTCTAAAGATAAAAGTCCAAGACAGCAAGGAGCTTATCTTAAAAAGAGATATACAAAAGAGATAAGGGAAAAGAATGAGGAAAGAATTACCTCAACTTCAGGTATGGCTATATCAGTATTACAGGATCTACTAAGATCAGAACAAGATGCTGTCAGATTGAATACAGCTAAGTTAATTTTGGAGCTTGGGAACTTCTCGCAACAAACTATTAATCTAAATGTAGATAATACCAATCAGAAATCTGATGATGAGCTTATTGCTGAATTGAATACTTTAATGCAAACTATCCCTAACTTTGCTCCAAAGATGAAAGGATATGCAGAAATGAAAGAAGAATCAGATAAAATTGATTCTAACGAGCAAATAGATACTGAAAAAAGATTAGTAAATTAGTCATGACTGGTTGCCTATGGACACCCATAAAAATGGATTTTTGGGGTATATATGGAGGTCGATCTTAAATAAAATCTTCTAATTTGCCTGTTTTTACCAGTATTGGAGTTTTTTCACCCATATAAGCAGAAGTAATATTAAACGAAATATATTCGTGGGCATCTTCATATGACATTTGATCTCTTGTTGTTAATATTTCAGCAATTTTATCAATATCATAAATTAATTTTTGTTCGGTAGATTCTTCAACACCTATTATGGCATCATCAAAGCCATTAATTTTTAATAACTCATCATCACCAATCATATTTTGTGTCATGATATAATCCTTTTTCAGGTTTTTTCTGTAGTTTTCTGACCTTGACCTCAGACTCTTTAAAAGAAACTGTTTCAGGTAATCTTTCAGACTCAGCAATTACTTTCCTTATTGCATCTTTTTCATCGGTTGCTTGGGTGCAACCACTAAAAGTTACTGTGGCTCTATAACAATAGTAATTCTTTTTCATGTATCACCTATTTTAGATTTTTAAAGTTTGTTGCCCATTTAGAACTTCAATATTATTAAAGTTTATATTTTTGTTTTTTTGTTTTTTTGTTATTTCGTAAATCCAAATTTTTTTAGGTAAACCTGTTTTTATAACTGCTTTTCCTTTTTTAACATCTTCTCTCATTCTATACGAATAATCTCTATCAATAGACAGAGATCTTGGGTGATATATTTTACCATTCCATTCCACATATTTTGTTGGGGCAGTTTCTCCTATACATTTAAAGTTTGATGCCTTATATATTATTCCCTCATGTCCAACAGTTTTGTCGCTATAAGATAAAACATAATTATATTCAGTTTTTATAGCAACCCACTTAATTATTGCTCCTAAAAACCAACTTTCACTATTTTTTAGAGATTCATCTAAACAAGCCATTCTTCTTATATCTATACAATTTTTGTATTTATTTTGGTGTCTAGGTTTTCCTAAAACAGCTCCACCAGATAATTTATCTTTTATTGTCATGGCAAAACACATACTAATCCCACCCCCCCATGTGTCCTTTTTTATAATGGTAATTTTCAAAAATACTTATTATATCTTTGAATTTACATTCATATATTTGACAATCATTTTTATCTAATGTTTTCATATATCACCTAATTCACTAAGTTTTCTTTTGTATTCTTGCCCAAGCTCATCTCTAAATTCAGGTATATCTCTAACATATTCTTTAGCAAAAGTATTTCCCCAATTTTCTAAATCAGATTTAGTAGTTATAGTGTTTAGTTCTCTAACTACCTTGTCGAATGTCCTGTGAGCATATTCTTTTCTTCTTTCTTTAGCCAAAGTGTTTTGTTTCTCTATGTAAGAATCGCCTTTTTCCACAAGAAATAGTTTTAAAGAATTAGAACAACCCCAAGGAAAATTACTACTGCTATAAGGATCATCTTCTGTGTCATGTCTTTCTAAAACCTTTATCTGATCTCTTGTAAACATACCTGTAATTTCATTCTCTCTTAAAAATTCTCTTTTAGTTTTGTTTAGTCTACTCATGAATCCCCCAGTTTTGCTAATGCAGACTGCTCTACAT